GAACATTGAGGATTAAACTGGCCTTTAGCCCATGGATTGAGGCCCATAGTGCGAGACATTCATTAAACCCGATTGTGGTGTCTCCATCGCCTGCTGCGAGTAGGATTTTTCGTTGATCGTCAGATAGTTCTCGACGAAAAACTCTGACGTTTTGGGTGCATGGTCGGGCCATTGGTGTTTACTAACCTACTGTATAAAGGATCAGTGCTTTTCTAAGGGTTTCCCCTAGTGTAGCTTGTTTAGAAAACTCTACAATCCTCTTCATGCCGTAGCGTATTGCAAGCGGTCAATTAAGGGGAATGAAGATGTTCGATCACAAGGATTTTGTCGCTAACCCGGGCAAGTACATGCTGTTTAAAACGGCAAAGGTCAATAGCCGGGTGTTTACCGAAAACGGCGCGGATGACCTTGAAGCGGGTCAGTACGTTGCGATCAAGCACATGCGAAACGCATGGAATGGCCTGCGCCACCGGGAAGAACCCGTTTACAGCATCACGGCCAACGGCAAGGTATGGGGCGTGATGTTCGCTAGTTCTTTGACTAACTTTGTGCTGTAAGGGGCTGACCATGTTCAAAGTAGTGGAAAAACAAAACCCGCTCGCCGTGCATTGCATCGCGCACACTTTAGAACGCGCAGAGCATTGGATCAAGGTCAATGCGCCCCTTTATGCCGCAAAGGGCTATTTCATGGATAAAACATTGACCGGCGACAGTTTTATGGTCATAAAGGGTTGACTTTAACCTGATGCGTCCAATGGGCGCATTGGGGTAGGGTTTTCCTACTGTAATCCCGCAAGGGGCTTTTTGGAGCATTTAGCATGAAAACCGCATTAGATTTGACCGCTGACATCATCGACATCCGCGACATCATCGAGCGGATCGAGGAATTGCCTGACCTGATCGAGGGCGAGGGTTGCGAAGAACAATGCAACGCTTACCGCGAAGAACTTGCAACCCTGACCGGCATCATGTCTGAATTGCAGGGTAATGGCGGGGATGAGCAGTGGCAAGGTGACTGGTATCCGCTAACCCTAATCCGAGATCACCATTTCACCGACTACTGCCGCGAATTGTGCGAGGATATTGGCGCAGTCCCGCGTGATCTTCCAGCTTTTATCGCAATAGACTGGGACGAGACTGCCAGCAACCTGATGGTGGACTATTCCAGCGTAGAGATTCCCTGCAATAACCGCTGGGTAAGCTACTTCTACCGCTAAGGGGCCAACCATGTCCGAAAAAACCCTAGACATCCTGGCTGCATTCCTTTTCGGCCTCGCCCTGGCTGCGCTGGCCCTGGCCTATTTCGACATCCTATTTTATTGATCGGGGCACACAATGGAAATTATTACGACCGATTATTACGTCGGAGATGATCTGACCCTGATCTGTGATCTTGAGTATCACCCTGCCGATCCTGGCCAACCCGACCCAGAGCGAGGCGATTGCTGCCCACCATCACCCGCCGAAACCTACTTAATCAAGGCGTGTATTCAATGCGCTGACGGGTGCTTGGTTGACGTAACTCCCCTGATCTCTGATGAGTTACGCGATATGATCGAGCTAACGGCGAGGGCCGATCTATGATCTACGCGGTTGCAGCCCTTGTTCTCAGGATCATCCTGGGCAAAAAATAGCTAAATTAGCCAAGTTACCGCCCAAAGATAAACCCGCTAATTTCACTATAGGCCCTTCGGGGCCTTTTCTGTTCACAAGTTATTCACACTCACTCGATCTGCTCCCGGATCAATAAATCAATCCCTGGGTGCTGGCTGTAGACCTTGGTCATGTGGAGGCTGACGATCTGGCTGTCGTCCAGATAGATCACCCCGTTTAGGGCATCCAGTACCGATTTTGCGAGATTGTCTAGGTCTGGTTTCTTGGTTGGCCTCTCAGAACCGCTTAAACAGGCCGCAGAGCGCTTTTTAGAGTAGGACTGAGGGATCGGTAGCCTGAAGTAGAGATAGACCGCTAGAGGCGTTTCTAGAGGCTCTTGGGTCATGGCCTGTTTTGCAGCTTCCCGAATCTCGGTTTCAAAATCCTGGGTCTTTTTTGGGGTGTAGGTTCGGACAAACCCGCCGATTTTCGAGAACTTCGGGCGACCCTTCGGAACCGGGACTGTGTGGATGTGAAATGTCAGGGAAAAAGTCATTTTTCTTGATTCATCCAGTACCTGAGTTCGGTTGCAGCTTCCTTGCCCCTGATCTTCTCAATGTCCCCAATAACGACCGCCCACCATGCCCGGGCTGCTGCTGCGCCCTCCCTGCCAGCTTTCATCCGGTAACGCCTGAGCCATTCCCTCGCCTCCATCTGTCTCATGGTCGTCCAAGTCTCCCGTAAGGCGCAGGGCACGATCAACGATTTCTCTCGGGTAGAAGACCCCTGCTTTAACCCTGTCGAGGATTTTTTTGGCTTGGTCATAGGTCATTGTCCACCCCTTAGAGCCGCCAGCCTTTCCCGAATGTGGTCAGGCATCGTAACAGCACCAGCCATACGCTCCTGGTACTGCTCTGCCATCGTGACGGCCTTTTTGGGTTCTGGTATCTCTGCTCCGTCCCATCTGCACTGGTTCAAGTAGACAAGCGGGGCCGGGATGTAAGCACCATTGTCTTTACGCCACTGGTCGGTTGTTTTCATCCATTCAACGTGTTTCAGAATCTGATCTGCACAAGTCTCGTAGTAATTCTTCTTCCACTTGGCTAGACAAGCTGCTTTTGCGCCTTTTCTAAAACTCTTAGGCCATGCTGACCAGAATCTATCGAATCCACTCTCAAACATTGCGCCTCCTTGTGGTTGAATCATAAACACCATAATTCATATGGTTCACCCAAAAGACCCCCTACCCCACAGAGTGTGAGGAAGGACGAGTTAGGTTCACCCCCCATTGAAGGGATCGTCATGCTACGGATTGTCCGTATGCCCCAGGCTTGACGATTCGACCAGCCCACCGGATTGTTCGGGAACTGCCCCCTAGCCTTGCGGCATACCGGCTACCCTTTTCTTCCACGCCCTCAGGTTGAAGTCTTGCTATCGTGTGGAGTACGGATGCCTAGGAGGAAACAAAAAAGCCGGTTACTGCTGCCCTCGGTGGAAACCCTCTGGATTTAAACCAAGGGCGAGAGCATGAGTAACCGGCCTTCACTTGTCGCTTTCCACGGCAACGGAACGAAGTCTCTAGGATTTTTTGGAGCTTGTCAAGCCCCTACTGCAAATAGGGTGTTGGTGGCCCGCATAAAGCAGCGTTCGCCAAACAGAAAGGAAGCATCGGCGCTAACCCGATGCGCCACCAACGGGGCTGATGGTAAACCACTCAGGCTTCAAGTGCATGAGCTGGTAGACCCTGCCCTGTGGAATCTTCTTCCAGTTGCTCACAGCGCCCCTACTGATGCCCAGCAGCCTAGCCAATGCAGCCGCATTGCCAGCCCTTGCGATTGCTTCTTCTTTGGTCATGTGTTTATTTTACTACACATTGGATTAGGGTTTGTCCTGATGACTGGTGTTTAGTGGCCTATACAATGATGGCTTATGAGAGGAAAAGGAACGCCCTACTACGGAAAGCTAATGACTGATTCGCTGCCCAGCGAGGTCAAGGCCATTTGGTACAGCCGCGATGCTGAATTACCAGAGCTGCCAAAACACGGCTGGTCGTGGGAATTGCAGACCGACATAGAAGCCATTGAAAAGCACGATCTCGTTGTAAAGCTGCTGGAGGCCATACCGCTGACTGAGCGAGAGGATCTTGTGGTGCGACTCGTGGTGCTAGAGAACGAGACTTTCCGAGAGGTGGCCGCCGAGCTTGGCTGCACGCTCGAGCGGGCCAGGCAGATCTACCTCAAGGCCATGCGGAAGCTGCGAACCAGGCAGAAGGATGTCACCGGGCAGTTTGTGTGGATGCACGAGTGCGAGGTCACCACCTGGCGGCAGTACAGCCGCATGGAACAGATTTACCGCGAAAGGCGCATGCCATGAGCAAACTCAAAACCCTGACCATCCCTGACCACCACAAGGTGCAGGCCAAGGCGGTGCTTAACGAGGCTGCGGACGAGCTACCAGACTCTGTGATCGTGCTGTGCTTCTGGAAAGACAGGGGCCAGTTCAAGATCAAAGTGTCCACAGTGCCAGACCGGCTCATGCTGATCGGCGCACTGGAGGAGGCCAAGAGCAAGATCATCACGGACGGTTACGCATGAGCCTGTCAGACCACCAGATTTTCATGCTCAAGCACTTTGCCATGGGCTGGAAATTCAAGCAGTACAACGACAAGCCTGGAAGCTGGACAACCTACTGGTCACTCAGACGGCGCAAGCTGGTAGATGCCGGTAGCGTAGTGACAAAGCTGGGCCATGAGGTACTGGCAAAAGAGTTAGATCTACAAGCCAAACGAAAGGAAAAAAATGAGCATCGAAGTAATGAAGCAGGCGTTGGAGGCGCTTAAGCCATACGCGAGGCAGATAGTAGATCAAGGCAAAGACTACGAGATGGTGAAATGCGATCCAAAGGTAGATACGGCCATCACTTCCCTACGCACCGCCATCGCAGAGGCTGAGAAGTCAAACATCAAACAGGTCATTCACCTGTACGACAAGCCGCCCGTAGCACCTGTGCAGGAGTCTGAATCATTTGAGCAATGGAACGCCAAGCAGCACGGCGACCCAGAGGAAATTGGACTCCTGCAAGCTCTGCGGATTGCGTATTGCGCCGGGCAAGACAGTGTCTCCAAGGCCACCCCACCCGCAGCACAGCGCCAGTGGGTCGGCTTCACAGATGAAGAGATCAACGAATACGACTACGAGCATCGAGACTTCATCTACGACATTGAAGCCCTTCTGAAGCACAAAAACACCAGATTAGGGTAAATCCCTATTCCATGATGTTCAGAAGCCTATACACTACATCCCATCCCGCATCGGTCTTTAAGGAGCGAAAATGAGTATCGAGAACCTGCTCAAGACTAACGTCAACGAGCACACAGAGCGCAAAAATGGCCTGACCTACCTAAGTTGGGCATGGGCCTGGGCTGAAGCCCTGAAGGCTGACCCAACAGCCACATTCAAGGTCGAGACGTTCAAGCGCGATCAGTACACCGAAGAGCCGTTCATGACCCTGCCAGGAGGCACGGCAATTGTCTGGGTCACTGTGACGATCTTTGGCAAGCCCATGACCTGCCAGCTTCCAGTAATGGATCACCGAAACAAAGCTATCCCGAACCCAGACGCCTTCCAGGTCAACACAGCCATCATGCGCTGCATGACCAAGGCTCTGAGTCTGCATGGCCTGGGTCTGTACATCTATGCTGGTGAGGATCTTCCCGAAGGCGATGCTCCTGACGTCACAGATTGGCTGTCAGCCATCGAGGCCACTGTGACAGGGGAAGAGCTTCAGACTGTCTACAAACAGGCTTATGAGGCTTGCCAAGGCCATCAGGAGGCTATCAAGAAGGTGATCGAGGCCAAATCAGCCAGGATTGCCCGTGCCAAGCAGGAGAAATCCAGTGGATGAGCAGCGCACAGACGAATGGTTCCAGCAGCGCCTTGGGAAAGTCACTGCCAGCAACTTGCACAAAGTGCTAGTTAAGACCAAGACAGGCTACGGGGCTGACCGTGGACATTACCTGACCCAGCTAGTCTTGGAGCGCATCACAGGCGCTAGGGCAGAGGGTTACACCAATGCAGCCATGCAGTTTGGTATCGAGCAGGAACAGTTTGCCAGAGCCGCTTACGAAGCCCATAGGGGTGTTTTGGTGGAGGAGGTAGGATTCCTGCCTCATCCGACCATTCCGATGGCTGGAGCGTCCCCTGATGGCCTTGTTGAGGACGGTATGGTAGAGATCAAGTGCCCAGAATCGGCAAATTTTCTGGAAGTGCTGCTATCAAAAAACCCTGTTGCTGGCAAGTACTTTGCCCAGATGCAGTGGCAAATGAGGTGCGCCGACAGACCCTGGTGCGACTATGTTGTTTTTGACCCACGTTTTCCACCAAAACTCCAGCTATTCGTAGTTAGGGTAAATCGGGATGACAGATGGCTGCAAGAGGCCGAAACTGAGGTCAAGAAGTTCCTCTGTGAGGTAGAGGAAAAAGTGCAAGCGTTGAAACAGAAGATTGGAGAATGAAATGAGTAAAGTTCTGAAAGAGATTTCCTGCGCTACCGGCGAATACAAAAACGCCCAGGGCGAGGTTAAGAAGCGATACACCCGCATCGGCTCGATCATTGACACCAAGAACGGTGCAATGCTCAAGCTGGACACGATCCCGCTCAAAGAGGGCGGCTGGGATGGCTGGGCCTACCTGAATGACCCCAAGAAGGAAGAGGCAGAGCGCAGGCCAGTGCGTCAGTCCAAGCCCGAGTTTGAGGAAGACTTGCCCTTTTAATCATGAAAGCAGCAAGTCTAGAAAGGTCAGACCGCCTTAACAGGGTCCATGATCTTCTGCTTCAGGGTGGAGAGTTCTCCACTCTGGACATCATCAAGCAGGCCAATGTCTGTGCGGTGAACTCAATCATCAGCGAACTGCGAGAAAACGGTATCAATGTCTCTTGCCAGCGCAGGGGCGAGAGATGGTTTTACAAACTGGAGGAAGCATGACTGAAACGCGCAAAGAGTCTTCAATTAGCCTGGGTGATATGAGGAGCATCTTTATCACCAAATCCTTTGACGACAAGGCGTTAGTGGCTATCTATTTGCCCGGTGCATATGTGTCTATGAATCTTGATGACGGTCAGCTAGACCAGTTCATTGATGCTCTGAAACAGTTCAGGAAGGAAATAGCATGAAAAAGCTACTCGCAGCCCTTGGAATTGCCCTTGTAACCACTGGAGCCTGGGCAATGTGTTCAACTCACACGATCACTACGGCTAGCGGCAGGATGGTAACTTGCACGACCTGTTGCTATGGGTCCAATTGTTCAACCAACTGCTTTTGAATAACGGGGGAAAGCGGATGCTGCGTGTCGTTACTGCTATTCCTTCATGCGGACGAAGCGAGTACCCCACCTTCTAGTCCAACGAAGGGGAAATTGAATGAAATTAAAGGGTGGCACCGAGATTTATTATGTGACACTGTGGAACCGCTATCAGTGGCACTACATACGCTATCCACACAACTGGCTTCGGTGGGAGTCTGATCGTATGGCATGGATGATCACCATACTAGGTTTTCACATTTGGATAGTCCCACCGGAAACGTGGCGTGACGCCTAACCTAACTTTAACAAATGACCAAAATGAAAGACAGCGACATTCTTGAGATATGGCGCAAACACCAAGAAGTTCACGCATTTGCTAACGAGCTTCTGAACATCGAGCGAAAAATCTGCGCTGAGATAGCAGATAAGCACGAAAAAAAGCACGAGCTTAGAAAAGTCAATGGTCAATGGGAATGGATCAGTCCAGCAGGGGAAGCCATCCGAGAGCGCATCAAATGAAGCGAACTGTTCACACCATTGAAAGCCTACAGGCCCGCACCATTGAGGAAGGCGATTGCTGGCAATGGCAGGGCTACTGCGGCAATAAGACACCCCAGGTCATGTGCTTCTTCAACGACAAGCGCAAGATGTACAGCGTCAGGCGATTGATGCGTGAGCTACAAACTGGCAGAGCACAGCCTGACGGACACTACACGAATTCTTGCGGCAATCACTTGTGCGTGAATCCGGCTCATGTCTTATATAAGACTGCCAAGAACCACCTGCGCGACATGGCGAAGGGGCGCACTCATACGGCAGTTGACAGCTTCAAGAAGCGCCAAGCGCGTATTGACGGTGGACTTACCAAACTCGACATGAAGAAGGCCGAGGAAATCCGAGCAAGCAATCTGAAGTTGCGCGAACTGGCCGAAGAGTACAAGGTGAACATCTCAATGATTAAGCGCATCCGCACCAATAAGGCGTGGAAACCGCTGTCTAGTCCTTTTGCGGGGTTGTTTAAATGACAATCAGCCAAGACATCATGCATTCAACAGAGCAAGATCCCATGCCTTTGTTTGACGATTGGGAAGGTGGCTTCCCTTACAAGAAAGAACAGAAATGAAGTCTAGAATTCTTGACCCAAACTTTAAGTACATCAACGCAGCAGCGACCAATGTCCAAGAGACATGGCGAAAATTCGGGTGGAAACCATTAAATGAAATGTCCAAAGTGCGGAGCCTGGAGCCTAGTCAAGGACACCAGACAGAAGAACGGAATCGTGCAAAGATCCAGAGAGTGCGGTAATGAGCATCGTTTCACCACTGAAGAGCGGGAAGTCACATCTAAGCCTCGTGGAAGGCCCAGACTTCGCAACTTGGAAGACGGAAACCCTGGTGCAGTTTGCTAAACAGGCTCACGAGCGCCTGAAGGCTCAAGAAGAGCAAATAGAAGCCCTACGGATTGATGTCAGAGCCGCAATGGAATCTTATCGCAAATTGCTCATAGAGAGCCAACGTCGATAACCTTGCCTCTGAATTCAATCTTGTCTTTAGCCCAGCGGTGAACAAGCTCAGGCCACAGCAACCTGCCATTATGGAAGGTCAGCACGGCAAAACCAGATCTCCAGTTCACAGGATTGTCTTCAAGATAGTCCGTGAATTGGGGTCCATCAGTCTCCGCTAGAGTGCCCGTATCAACGCCAAACCGATTTCCTGCGTAATCAGCAAACGGGGTCACTTTGAGGCTGTGCAAGTGCCCAGTAACGATGTTTAGGCCAGCGTTAACCGTGTTGTTGTGGGTGGCATGAAGACCTCCCTTAAAGCGGTGTTTGACAATCACGTTGTCAGTCGGCCAACATGACCAGCAGGGTATCCATGCCGGGAAATGGTCGGAGAGCTTAAAACCGCCCACAGCCATGTATTCGGGCACTGTATTGGCAAGCCTGTTCTCAAAGCGGGCGTCATGGTTGCCCAAAGCCCAGACCAGCTTGGCACCCTTAGCAGCGTCCTCAATCTCTCCCAGACTGGCCTCACAAGCGCGCAATTCCTGAATGACGGACGGCTTGGAATCCCATCCGATCCTGGGAAATCTACTGATGGCGGCTCCGTCAAATGCATCGCCATTATTGATAACGGCTTTTGGTTTCAGTTCTTTGATAGCCCAAAGCAATCCCTTAAACGCCGTAGATCTGAACCCAGGCCAAAAGTGAGCGTCAGAAAACACCAAAACCACCCCGTTTTCGATGCCGAGGTGATGTCGTGCCATAGAAGGCTGAATAGAATCGGTATGACCACGTTTATTATCAGCAGAAGACTTGGTTAGCAACAATTTTTTGCTTCTTTGTTCAAGTCGACTACGACGAGACATAACGCTCCGCTCGGAAATACCAAGAACTCTGGCGACCTTGATGGGCGATTGATACTTCTCCCAAAGCTCAATAAACTCTTCTTCACTGACCGTTGGCGTTGGCATACAGTGCCCTCTCAAGTACGTTGATTACGCGATGCTCCACAGACTCAAGGTCTTCGGGAGTCGCTGACCTATCTTGGGCTGTTGTTATCAGGTCGTATAGGAAAACGTGCAAGCACTCATGGAGTGCCGTCATAGACAGCGTTTCTCTGTTGATGGGGGAAGCGCCAAAGTCACCTAGTTGGTAGGTGCCTAGTCTGGCTTGGTTATCGCACTGCATGGAAGCCATAGCGCCCTTGGCTGGCTTCATACTGCGCTCTAGTCTCCAATCCATTAGATTGAGGACCGTTTGCCAGTGTTTAACGCATTCGTCGAACTCTAAAGCCTGCTCTACAGTAGGCTTGTTTTGCGGTTTTGCCATAACTGCCCATTGTTCTGCTCATCTATGA